ACGAGCAAATAGACTATAATGAAGATCTTCGTAACACTAATGTTGTTACGCAGGGTAATTTTCAATGGGAAGGTGGGATTAAAGATACTAGGGTGATGTTTTTACCAAGTAAAAATGGTAGATTTTTCGTTAGTTGGGTTCCTCCAAGTAATTTGCAGAATAAGTATATATTAAAAAACAATACAAAATATCCAGGTAATGATCATTGTGGCGCATTTGGCTGTGATAGTTATGACATATCAGGAACGGTAGATGGTAGAGGATCCAACGGTGCTTTACATGGTTTAACTAAGTTTTCAATGGAAGACGTTCCTCCTAATTTATTCTTTTTAGAATACATAGCTAGACCACAAACTGCTGAAATGTTTTTTGAAGACGTTTTAATGGCTTTGGTTTTTTATGGTATGCCAATATTAGCAGAGAATAATAAACCTAGACTTTTGTATTATATAAAAAGAAGAGGTTACAGAGGTTACTCTATGAATAGACCAGACAAGGTCATGCATAAATTATCTGTTACCGAAAGAGAAATAGGTGGAATACCTAACTCAAGTGAGGATATAAAACAAGCTCACGCTGCTGCAATAGAAGATTATATAGAACACCATATAGGCGTACAAGATCAAGGTTATGGTAACATGTATTTTCAAAGAACATTAGAAGACTGGGAAAAGTTCAATATAAACAACAGAACAAAACATGATGCTTCTATAAGCTCAGGTTTAGCTATAATGGCTTGCAATAAAAATAGATATACGCCTGTAGCACAAAGAGTTATATCAAAAGTGTCTTTAGGTTTTAGAAAATATAATAATACAGGTGAAAATTCAAAAATAATATAATAAATGGTCTATACTAATAATAATAGCATCTTTCCAGATCAGGTGGTACCTGAAGAAGAAAAGAAATCATTTGAATATGGTTTAGCTGTTGGAAACGCTATTGAACAAGAGTGGTTTAGAAATAACAGTGGACAGAATAGGTTTTCCTATAATTTCCAGAACTTTAATAGACTAAGATTATATGCTAGAGGTGAACAACCTGTGCAGAAATATAAGGACGAATTGTCAAATAATGGTGATTTGTCTTATTTAAATTTAGACTGGAAACCAATACCTGTGCTATCTAAGTTTGTAGATATCGTAGTTAATGGTATGACTGAAAAGGGATATGAATTAAATTCATTTGCCTCTGATCCATTTGCGTTAAAACAACGTACTGATTTTGCTTCTAATGCCATGCGTGACATTAAAAACAAAGCAGCGATAGAAAAACTATCTCAAGCAACAGGTCAAAATTTCTTTGCCTCAACAGATCCCGATAATCTTCCTAAAGACCAAGATGAGTTAGATCTATATATGCAACTAAATTATAAGCAGAGCATTGAGATAGCTGAAGAAGAAGTTATAAACAATGTTCTTGATTCAAATAAATTTGACGAAACTAAAAAAAGATTAGCTTATGATTTAACAGTTTTAGGTATATCAGCTGTTAAGACTAGTTTTAATTTAGCTGAAGGAATTACTATAGACTATGTGAATCCAGCTAATCTAGTTTATTCAGCTACAGATGATCCTAATTTTGAAGACATATACTATGTTGGAGAAATAAAGAGTATAACTCTTCCAGAAATAAAAAAATTGTTTCCAGACTTAACAGATGAAGAGCTAGAAAGAATACAGAAATATCCAGGCCGCCAAAACTATGCTCAAAGCGATTGGCAGGTTAATAGTGATGTTAATCAACATCAAGTATTATTCTTTGAATACAAGACATATCAAGATCAAGTATTTAAAATAAAACAAACAGAGCAAGGACTAGAAAAAATCTTAGAAAAGCAAGATACTTTTAATCCACCACCTAGTGATAACTTTGAAAGAGCTTCAAGATCTATAGAGGTTTTATACACAGGAGCAAAAATACTAGGTATGGGTGATAGTATACTTAAATGGGAATTGTCTGAAAACATGACACGACCTTACGGCGATACTACAAAGGTTAACATGAATTATGTTATATCTGCTCCTAGAATGTATCAAGGACGTATAGAGTCTATAGTAAGTAGAACAACTGGTTTTGCTGATATGATTCAATTAACGCATCTTAAACTACAGCAAGTGCTAGCTAGACTAGTTCCAGATGGAGTATATGTAGACGTTGATGGTTTAGCTGAAGTTGATTTAGGTAACGGAACAAACTATAACGCAGCAGAAGCATTAAACATGTACTTCCAAACAGGTACAATAGTAGGTAGATCGCTCACTCAAGATGGTGAAATGAATAGAGGTAAAATACCTATTCAAGAACTTCAAAGTTCTTCAGGTATATCTAAGATACAAGCCATGATACAAACGTATCAATATTACTTACAAATGATACGCGATGTAACCGGGCTTAATGAAGCTAGAGACGGTAGCTCTCCAGATAAAAACGCACTAGTTGGTTTGCAAAAACTAGCAGCAGCTAATTCTAATACAGCTACAAGACATATATTACAGTCTTTAATGTATCTAACTATACGCTCTTGTGAAAACGTTAGTTTAAGAGTTAGTGATATGCTTCAGTTTCCTTTAACTAAAGCTTCTTTATTAAACAGTATAAATGCTTTCAATGTCGCTACTCTTCAAGAAATAGACTCATTGTCTTTACATGACTTTGGAATATTTTTAGATTTAGAGCCAGATGAAGAAGATAAAGCTCAATTAGAAAAAAGTATACAAATAGCACTACAAGCTGGAAGTATAAAACTAGCTGACGCTATAGATATAAGAAATATACAGAATATAAAGCTAGCTAATACATTGCTTAAGTTTAGACAAGCTGAAAATGAAGCTGCTGAAAGAGCTGCTCAAATGGAAAACATTCAAGCACAAGCTCAAGCTAATAGTGAGTCTGCAGAAAAAGCAGCAGCTGCAGAGGTACAGAAGCAACAAGCATTAGCTCAAACAACAGTTCAAATAGAACAAGCAAAATCCCAATTTGAAATCGAACGAATGGAGCAAGAAGCTCAAATAAAAAGAGGTTTAATGGCCGAAGAGTTTTCGTATCAAATTAAATTAGCTGAAATGAGAGCAAAAGCAGACACTCAAAAAGAAGCACAAATAGAAGATCGAAAAGATCAAAGACTACAAATGCAAGGTACACAACAAAGCGAACTGATAGATCAAAGACAAAACGATTTATTACCTAAGAATTTTGAATCAGCAGGTAATGATAATCTAGATGGATTTGGACTAGAGCAGTTTACGCCAAGATAGTGAATTATTAATTTTATTATATTATATTATGTCAGAACAAGTAAAACAAGAAGGTGAATTTAAAGTTAAGCATCACATGCCTAAGTACAAAGACATGGATACTGTTCCAGAAATCACCAAAGTAGATTTAACTAAAAAACCAACAGAAGATGCCATTCCGATCGGAGAAACAGAAGCAGTGGTTGATGATAAACAAACCGGAGATATACCTAAAGTGGGAGAACAAGTACAGCAGTCCGGCGAGATTACTAAGATTGAAATCAAAAATGAAGAAGTAGAATCACCTTTAGAATTAATAGAAGATGAAGACAATAGTTCTGAAGAGATCACAATGGTTGGAGGCACTGAAAACGCCACTACCTCACAGGAACAAAAAGAAGTATTACCGCAAGCTGAAACACAAGATGTTCCAGAAAATCTAGAAAAATTAGTTTCTTTCATGAAAGAGACAGGTGGTACTATAGATGACTATGCAAGATTAAACGCAGACTACAGTAATGTAGATGGAGAAGCATTATTAAAAGAATACTATAAACAAGCTAAACCACATTTAGATTCAGAAGAAATTGACTTCGTAATTGAAGATAATTTTAATTTTGATGAGGATTTAGATGAAGCGCGAGACATCCGTAAAAAGAAACTCGCATATAAAGAAGAAGTTGCAAAAGCTAAAAGCTATTTGAGTTCGCTTAAAGATGAATACTATGCAGAGATCAAGTTGAGACCTGGAGTAAATCAAGAGCAGCAAAAAGCTACAGATTTTTTCAACCGATACAACGAAGAGCAAGAGCTCAGTAAAGTTAACCAAAACAAGTTCCACGGCCAAACAGACGAACTTCTTAACAGCAATTTCAAAGGTTTTGATTTTAAAGTTGGAGAGAAAAAGTTTAGATATGGTATCAAGGATCCAGTTAAGGTTGGAGATAGTCAAAAAGACATTTCTACATTCATTAAGACGTTCTTAAATGACAAGGGAGAAGTTGTTGATACGAAAGGTTATCACAAAGCTTTATACGCAGCGCGAAACGCTGACACTATAGCGCAACACTTTTATGAACAAGGTAAAACTGACGCGATTAAAAGTCAACTAGCTAAATCTAAAAACATAAGTACAGAGCCTCGCAAAACGCAAGATGGTAATGTATTTGTTAATGGATTGAAAGTGAAAGCAATTAGCGGTCTTGATTCTTCAAAGCTTAAGATTAAAACAAGAAAATTTAACAATTAAAATTAAACTATTATGGCTTTAAGTCCACAATTCGGTTCGATAGTACCATCGCAACAACAACAACTGTTAGCGACAAACTATTTAGCATTTAACACAGGCGGCGCTAACGCCAATGATTTCGCACAACAGTATCTACCTGAGATCTACGAACAAGAAGTAGAACGTTACGGAAATAGAACTCTTTCTGGATTCTTACGTATGGTTGGAGCTGAAATGCCAATGACATCAGATCAAGTTATTTGGTCAGAACAAAACAGACTACATATCTCTTATGATAATGTAGGTAATGCAGGCGCTAACGTACTTGTTATTCCTGTTCGTGTAGCTGCAGCTGGTCTTCCGGCTATTACTAACGTAGTATCTCCAGGGCAAACTATAGTTGCTATGGATGGAGCTGGTCAAGAATTAAAATGTATCGTTACAGCTAGTAGCTTAGCTGCTCCTGGAGCCGCTACTGCTGGTCAATTAACAGTTGCTCCTTATACTGCTGCAAACACAGCTGGTTTAGGTGCTATCGTTAAGATTTTTGTATACGGTTCTGAATTTAATAAAGGATCTCAAACAACTAATTCTGTAGCAGGTGGTGTTAATCCAGCTGTTGGAACTACTAACATCAGTATTGATCCTTCATTTACTCAGTTTTCTAATTCACCTATCATCATTCGTAATACTTATACTATCAATGGTTCTGACATGGCTCAGATCGGTTGGGTAGAAGTTGCTACTGAAGATGGTACTTCTGGATACTTATGGTATTTAAAAGCTGAATCTGAAACTCGCTTACGTTTTGAAGATTACTTAGAAATGAGTGTTATTGAAGGTGAGCTTGCAGCGGCAGGATCAGCAGCTTTAGCAGCTACGTTTAAAGGTACTCAAGGTTTATTTGCTGCTGTACAGTCTAGAGGTAATGTTGAAGTTGGATTTAGTGGCGCAAGCGGAATTGATGACTTTGATGAGATTTTGAAAAACTTAGATACTCAAGGAGCTATTGAAGAAAACATGTTGTTTTTACAACGTTCAACTTCACTAGAATTTGATAACATGCTAAGTGCTGTATCTCAAGGATCTCAAGGTGGTACTGCTTATGGATTATTTGAAAATTCTGAAGAAATGGCATTAAATCTTGGATTTAGTGGTTTCCGCAGAGGATCTTATGACTTCTATAAAACTGACTGGAAATACTTAAATGACGCTTCTACTCGTGGCGCGCAAACGGGACCATCTTCTATCGAAGGTATCTTAGTGCCAGCTGGAACTTCTACAGTATACGATCAAATTTTAGGAACTAACATCCGTAGACCATTTTTACACGTGCGATACAGAGCTTCTCAAACAGAAGATCGTCGTATGAAGTCTTGGTTAACTGGATCAGCAGGTGGTGCTTTCACAAGTACTCTTGATGCAATGGAAGTTAACTTCTTATCTGAAAGATGTTTAGTAGTGCAAGCTGCTAACAACTTTGTATTATTCAAAGGAGTGTAATTACTCTAGTAGATTTACCCTCGTTGAACTGACGAGGGTAACTTCTACTCTTATTAAATATCAAATTATATTATATTATGGCTAAAAAACAAACAATTCAAGATTCGTCTTGGGAAATAAAAGACAGAACTTATTTTTTAAAAGGACCTCATAATCCTTTAACATTAAAAATACCTTCAAAACATACAGCAAGGCATCCACTATTGTGGTATGACGCTGAAAAAAACGAACAAAGAGAAGTTAGATATGCAACTAATCAAAACTCTCCATTTAAAGACGAACAAGCTGGCGAAGCTACGCTTGGCCATATTAGATTTAAAGAAGGAAGTTTATTAGTTACTAAAGAAAATCAAGCACTTCAAAAAATATTATCTTTATATCACCCGCTTTTAAGTATACTGTATACAGAGCAAGATATTCAAGAAGATGCTAAAGATGATTTATTTGAATTAGAGATGGAGTTAGAGGCTTTAAACGTTGCTAAAAACATTGACATTGATCAATGTGAAGCAATACTGCGTGTAGAGTTAGGATCTAAAGTGTCAGACATGAGTTCTAAGGAACTTAAAAGAGACTTATTCTTATTTGCTAAGTATAATCCTAAACTGTTCTTAGATCTAGCTAACGATGATAATGTTCAACTTAGAAATTTTGCCATTAGAGCAACTGAAGCAAATATTATAAAACTTGCTGACGATCAAAGAACATTTACTTGGGCATCTAATGGACGTAAATTAATGACAATACCTTTTGATGAAAATCCATACTCAGCTATGGCATCTTTCTTCAAAACAGACGAAGGTATACAAGTATTCCAGTCTATAGAGAAAAAGTTCTCTTAACATGTAATATTATAAGGGAGGCGCGAGCCTCCTTTATTTTAATAATAATAACAAATGGCTATAAACGTAAACACAGTATATCAAACTGTTTTATTGATACTAAACAAAGAGCAGCGTGGTTATATGACCCCGACTGAATTTAATTCGGTAGCAACACAAGTACAGTTAGAAGTATTTGAAAAATACTTTGATGATCTTAATCAGCAGTTACGTGTACCTCAAGCAGATACAGACTATGCAGATAGGCAAGAAAATATTGATGAAAAATTAGCTATTTTTAAAACATTCGGCGACGCAACATATACTACTGTTGGTGGCCTATCATATTTTGTACTACCAGGGCTTGATGCTTATGGAAGTTTTGTTGATTTTTATAGATTAGGAAACGTACTTTATAATGATGAAAAAATTGTTCAAAGACTTGACAGGCATGAGTTCTATTATGCTAATCAATCTAAACTTACAAAACCTAGCACTATAAATCCAGCTTATCTTTATGAAAATCAAAAATTATTTGTAAAACCTACAAGCATAGTTGATAGAATAAAAGTTGACTACATAAGAAAACCCAATAACATAGTCTGGGCATTTGATGTTGGTGGACTAGGTCAATACCAGAATGTTGCTGCAAATTCTGTAGATTTTGAATTACACGAATCAGAGCAAAGTGAAGTTATATTAAAAGTTTTGTTATACGCTGGAATAGTAATAAGAGATCCTCAAATAGTTCAAGCAGCTGCAGCACAGGTTCAAGCTGATGAAGTAAATAAAAAAAGTTAACAAATGGCTACACCTAATAACGGTTTAATAACCGAAACTAATGCACAGTATTATGCTGGTTCTCAAACGTTTCAAGCTCCTATAGCTAATTCTAAGCTAGCGACTACGTTTGATACTGATTTAGTTTTTGGCAATTTCGATCCAACTACTGCTGGTTATAATTTAAATAACTTTAGATTATACAAAAGTGATGATGGAGCTCCTGGATCTTTTTCAGAATATACATCTGCGTACACAGTTTTAAATAATGAAATAACAATAACAGGCGCTGTAACAGGAAATGATTGGTTTGTTGTTCAACTTCTTAGCCAATACGGTGGTGAATACGGAGACAGAGATGCTTTTGGTGATGTTGTTGAAAATAATTATGGAGGTTATTCTTACACTACTCTAGAAGATGTTATAACAAACTTTATGGTTGGTTATGTTGGCGCGGGAAAATTAATACCTAGCGTTAAGACTACTGACGTAATATTCTTTGCTAAAAGAGGATTACAAGAATTCAGTTATGATACATTAAAAAGTATACGCTCTCAAGAATTAAATATTCCTGCTAATCTTAGCGTACCTCTTCCTCAAGACTACGTTAATTACGTAAATGTGTCTTGGATTGATGGTCAAGGAATAAAACATATTATATATCCTACAACTTTAACTTCAAATCCATATGAAATACCCGGTCAAGACAATCAAGGTATTCCAATACAAGATAATGTAGGCAATAACATAGATACTACGTCTATAACTGAAGAAAGATGGGCTACTAATAACCTAGAACAGATCAATGCAGCTCAGAGCAATTTAACAGGCATGTTATTATCAGATGGCTTAGGTTACGGTGGTATGTACGGAGATAATTACTTTGGTCAAAGATATGGTTTACAGCCTGAAACGGCTCAAGTTAACGGGTGGTTTACTATAAACGATAGAAATGGTAAAATGTCTTTTTCTAGCGATCTTGCTAATAAGCTTATAATTTTAGAATATATATCAGATGGTTTAGGCTATGATGCTGATATGAAAATACCTAAACTAGCCGAAGAAGCTTTATATGCTCATATTAGTCATGCTATTTTAGCCACTAGAGTTAATCAGCCTGAGTATGTTATACAGAGATTAAGACGTGAAAAAAGTGCTAAACTTAGAAACGCTAAGATTAGATTATCAAATATAAAATTAAATGAGTTTGTTCAGATTGCTCGAGGTAAATCTAAATGGATTAAATACTAAATTGAATGGCTGAAGTTAAAAATGCTTTTATAAAGTCTAAAATGAATAAAGACCTGGATAGTAGATTACTGCCATCTGGTGAATATAGAGACGGACAAAATATACAAGTTAGTAAATCAGAAGGCGAAGACGTAGGTGCTTTAGAAAATGCCGTTGGAAATTTATTAGCTGTTGATTTTAACATTATAGCTCCAGGAAGTGGAGGTGTTTTAAAGTCTATAGGCTTACTATCTGACACAAACTCTTCTAATATATACATATTTTTAACAACTAATGCAGTGAGTTCTTATTCTTCAACTGCACGTAATTTTATATATTCATATAATAGTGACGATAATACTCCTACGTTATTAGTACAGGGTTCTTTTTTAAATTTTAGCCAACAAAGTCCAATTTACGGTATAAACGTATTAGAAGATTTACTTTTTTGGACAGACAATAGAAACCAGCCAAGAGTAATAAACATAACAGATGCTTTAGGTAGTTCTTCTTACTACGATAAAGAAGATTTAATATCTGTAGCTAAATATAATCCTTATCAAGCTATAGATCTTTATATAGCTGAAAACTCAGGAACTGCAAACACGACACTTAAAGATGTTGTTTCTCAAAATCTTCCAGACGGAACCGCTAATCCATATTACAATTCAGCATGGCCTGGAGATCCTGATTTTTTAGAAGATAAATTTGTATCTTTTAGTTATAGATTTAAATTCTTAGATGGAGAATACTCTATAATGGCGCCGTTTACACAAGAGGCTTTTATACCAAAACAAGATGGTTATTTTTTATCTGGTGATGAAGATAACACATACAGAAGTACTATTGTTCGTTTTATGGAGAACAAAGTTAATAGCGTTGGGTTAGTGATACCTTTACCTTATATAGGTTCTGAACTAACGGCTAAATTAGCGGTATTAGAAATTGATATTCTGTACAAAGAGTCTGATTCTTTAAACGTAAAAGTTTTAGAATCAATAAGATCTAGTGATTTTTCTAAATCTACTGATTTTTCTTATTTATATGACTATCAATCAAGAAAACCATACAAAACTTTACCAGAAAGCGAAATAATAAGAGTTTACGATAAAGTTCCTGTAAAGGCTTTAGGTCAAGAAGTTATTAGTAATAGAATTGTATATAGTAATTTTCAAGACAAACACACTCCACCTTCTTTTATAGATTATGACGTTGCTGTTACGCCTAAGTTTGCTTTTAGTACAGATCCAACAGCTTCTAAATCTAGTTGGACAACAAGTATAGTAGAGTATCCTGAGCACACGGTGAAACAAAATAGAAACTATCAAGTAGGGTTTGTTTTGTCTGATAGATACGGAAGACAATCAACAACAATATTATCTCCCGTAAGCATTACATCTAGACCCGATAGTGAAGGTAATATATATGGAGGTTCAACATATTATCATGAGTATAATCCAGACCCTGGAACTGGACAAAATACAGTTAACTCAAAGCCTGGAGATTCTTTAAAAGTATTAATAAATAATCCAATAAGCGCAACTTCTGACGTTTTTGGATGGCCTGGTCTTTACAACAGTGATGTCAATAGTTCAACATACAATCCTTTAGGTTGGTATTCTTATAAAATTGTTGTAAAACAAACTGAACAAGAATACTATAATGTTTATTTGCCCGGTATATTAGATGGTTATCCTAATATAGTTCAGGCTGATCCACCTGTTGTTGGCACTCCACCTGATCCGCAGGGAACTATAGCACATATAACCCTTATAGGTGATAATATAAATAAAGTTCCTAGAAACTTAACAGAAGTAGGACCAGAGCAAAAACAATATGGAAGTGAGGTTGAATTATTTGGTAGAGTTACGCCTAACAGATCAGCAACCCCAACGGTTACAACACCTTATTATCCTCAAATCAATTCTCAAACTGTTGTCACTATATCTGAACAAAATAATCTATTTGAAGCTATAGCTCCAGCTACTTCGTCAAATTCGGCTACAGTATATCAAACAGAAACAAATCCATACATAGCTAGAATATCTCAAGGTAACGTAAAGTTTCCAATTCCTCCAGCTACATCAACTCTTCCGCTGCCAATAGGTTCGTTACAAGCCGCCGTTCTTGCATCTACATATAAAATATTATTAGGTGTATTCGAAACGTCACCTGTAGAGTCTCTTTTAGATATTTTCTGGGAAACATCGAGCTCTGGTTTAATAAGCGATTTAAATGCCATAGCAGGTGAAGACACTACAGTTAATGGCTTTCAAAACTTTACTTCTAATTGGTTTGAAAGTAGTGGCGCTGGCTCTAATTTAACTGCAATTCCGTTTATACCTACTTTTCAAAATGCACTTGGTCCTCAAGCGTTATCTACTAGCACCATGGAATTGCTTTCTGTAACTAGAGGAAATAGTAATACAGACATTAAAGATAATCTTTTTAATTCGCCGTTGCTTGTAAAAACAAATGCGGGTGGTTTTGATCAATATAATATTACAATAAAAAACCCTCAAGTTTTTGTTCCTACTTTAAATGACAATAAATACAACTTTACATTTAGAGTATCAGGAGAAACTCAAGCGGGTGAAATTTCAGGGGAAACAACCACTACACAATCTTTATATTTATTAAATTCAGAACCTTTAGTTAACAACCCAAACAATGTTTCTGTACAAGATAGAACAGATTTTGAAATTCCTATAGCTAGTTTTACAGGTAAAAATGGAGCTATAGTTGACAACGATAACCAAATAGGTTTAGTGTGGTCAATTAGTTCTACTTTATCTTCTTTAACTATAGATCAAGATGGTAAGTTATATGAGAAAACTGGAAATGTTTCTGGAGGTTACGATTTTACATTAACCATAAAAGATGCGGGTGGTAACGAAGGTTCTGGAATTCCTGGATCTAAATCTAAATCTTATGCTTTAAAAGCTATATTTGGAGCAGATCAAATTGACGTTGACTTTGGATCATCTCTAGAAAAACGAATAGCAAATGGAATTCAATCAACTGGAGTTTATTGGGGTGATTTTGCAAATGCAAGTTTAATAGAATCAACAATTCCTGGTTTAAATAGCGAAGAAAATGCGCAGCAACCAAACAGTAAGGCTCCTATTGATGGAACTGAAATACCGTCTAATTATTTTGTATTAAATCCAACTTCCGGTAGTATTTCTAAATCTGAAAATAGTCCAAATAGTTTGGATTCCGAAAGTCGTCCATATACTTTTGGTAATAATAATTACAAATCTAAAAACGTAAATGATTCTACTTTAACCAAAGGAACTGCTTACCTTACTGTTAATTTTAGATATGCTAATTTCGCTTATGTGCAGCCCGAAACAGGTAGTCAAATTCCTGTTGATTTTCCAACTTTAGAGATACAATATGGCGTAGCTTGGTTTGGTTATTTTCAATATAGAGCTAGTCCTGCTGAAGAATGGATCACAGCTACAGATGTAGA